CTATTACAAGAGGACTATGGAAGGATAAGAGATAGCCAATGCTTTTTCATAGGACCTGATGGAAAATATATACCACTGTATGAAGGGCAAACACCTGACAAATAAGAAAGGCTCCCGATTAAAGGAGCCTTCTTGGTTTAGCGTTATCTATAGTAGACAACACCACGGTAGACGAGTTTAGTCATCGGTTGAGCCTCTTAACTTCCTAACGCCCGTTCCATCGTTAGGTTGCCTGCGTCCCGATTGGGATGAACGTGCGCTGAGGCTATCAGATCTGGTAGTCGTTGCTACTTATAGTATACCACTTAGACAACTGTCTTAGAAGATACCAGGAATGATCTGACCAGTAGTGAGGTAAGCACCAACACCAGCTAGGAAGCCGATCATAGCTAGGCGACCATTGAGTAGTTCAGCAGAGTCGTTCATTGTGTATTCAATGGGTGGTTCTTTAGCGATTACTTGAGTATCGTTCATCAGAATTTATACTTAGCTCCAAGCTTACTTCCATAGGAAGCATCTCCTTCATCTGCAGATAGGTAGCTAATCTCACCATAAACTCCAAGCTTAGAAGTAGCAGCTACGTTAGCTCCTAACTTAGCCCCGAATTGAGTAGAAGAGTCACCACCATCAGGATTAACAAAGGCTGGTCCTCCTTGGACATAATAGTCAAAAGATTCTGAACCAAAGTCTCCCTCATATCCCAATGCCACATCTGTTGTGCGGCTGGTAAAGTCAGAGCCTGTGTATGAGCCATTAGTTTCAACGTTTGTATAGAAATCACCAGCAAGGGCAGGAGCTGTGCCTACACCTAGCAGGGCAGCTAGAGCGATTGCGAACTTCATAAAATGTAATTAAACAATAGTTTTAGTATAACTTCTTAACCCCAATTGATTGTCCTCTTTCGTTCGGTTGTCACCAATTGGGGTTGTTTCTCCTCTCTTTCTTCTTCTTCTTTATTCTTTTGGGTATTCTGTACCTTAACATCCTTAAGGTTCTTGAGCTTGTGATACTGCATTTAAAGGTAATACTTTTATAACCTTTATTCTAAAGCAGTAAAAGGCCTCTTTAAGTAGACAACTTAAAAAGTGTCACAAGAGTAGTAGCTAAAGGTTCGTCATTGTCCTTACGCTTCAGAAGTCCTTTCAACTATCACACTTTTACATGGCGTCAACAAAAATCAAAATTAGAGGAACTCTTACTGGATGGATTCCGTCATTCATTGAACCACCTACTTGGAAGGGAGAACCATCTGACTTCAGAGTCAAGGTAAGAGTAGAAGGTAATGAAGCTTCAGAGATAGAGGACATACTTTCGTCTAACTATGAGGTACTTTGTGATTGGTACTCAAGTAAGAGTGGTAAGAGAACATTCTTTGGAGAACCTTGGGAAGTAGATGAAGACGGTATTATCGTTCGTCTCTGTGCCAAGGTTAAGTATGAAGAGTTTCCTCTCCCAGTGGTGGATTCAGAGCTTGTACCTATATCTGAAGACCTTGCATTAAGAGAAGGTACTGAGGTTGTAATAAGTGCAGAGCTTAAGCCTTATTCACCTAAGAGTCCTAAGGGTGGTATGAGGATTAGACCTCGTGCTATTAAAGTTCTCAAAGCTGTTACTGCTGATGCAGTCGATGCTGGAATAGATGTAAATGATGAGTTTGATTTGGTAGAGGATGGTTTCAAACAATCAAAACCAAACGTTAAGCAAAAAGCTGCTAACGTACCTACCGAAGACGACGATTTCTAAACTATGGCCCGACGCTTTCATAAGTATGGACGACGTACTAGAGATGGATTCAGATCGGGCTTTGAATCAGAAGTAGCTCACACTCTCAAAGAATTAGGGGTTCACTATGAATACGAAAAACATAAGTATGACTTAGTAATCCCTCGTTCTTATACCCCAGATATAGTTCTAGCTAATGGCATTGTGGTAGAGATTAAAGGTTACTTTGATTCTGAAGATCGTCGACTCATGAGAGTCTTTAAGGAACAACACCCCGATGTAGACATTAGGATGTGTTTCCAAAATCCACACCAGAAACTAAGTAAGACAGCCAAAATGACTTACGCAATGTGGTGTGATAAACATAATATTCCCTGGTGCAGGGGACCTCGCTTGCCACGCCGTTGGACTCTGTTATAGTTCAGGTGGTAATTGGAAGGGTTACCCAAAAAGGCTCCAGGGAGATCCCCACCTGGAGCTTTTTTAATGGGTGTTATTCACGGTCCATGCCCCAAGTGTGGCAGCAAAGACAACTTAGCTATCTATGAAGATGGTCATACTCATTGCTTTAGCATCGGATGCAACTATCACACTTCCACTGACCCTTCCTTCCAACCTTTTATGACTACAACTACTACAAAAGAAATTGAAACTATTTCTGGTGAGTATGTAGATATCACTAGCCGTAAGTTAAAGGCTGATGTATGTAGAAAAAGTACATATTTCAAGGCTCAGCATGGTGGTGAGGCTGCTTACTACTGTCCTATCTACAGCAACGATAGGGTACTCACTGGTTACAAGATACGAAAGAAGAATAAGAACTTCTTAATGCACGGTGCTAACCCAGACAGTACCTTCCTCTTTCAACATATGTGGAGTGGTAACAATAAACTCCTCGTAGTTTTTGAGGGTGAATATGACGCACTTAGCTATATGCAGGTGAGACCTAACTGGCCTGCTGTAAGCCTACCTAATGGCTGTGAATCAGGTAACAAGGTTTGTAAGGCTCAGCTAAGTTTCCTTCAATCCTTTGAAACAGTTATCTTCTGCTATGACGATGATGCTGCAGGACAGAAAGCAGCCCTAAGGGATGTTCAGTTACTACCACCCAGACAGGGCAAGATAGGAACAATACTAGGTTATAAGGATGCTAATGAGGCTCTTCAATCTGGAGATAATAAAGCCATAGTTAATATGGTATTCAATGCTAAAGAGTATGAGCCAGATGGGATTATCTGTGGTGACAAGCTACGCCAAGGGGTTCTTGAAGATCCAAAGGTAGACAGTTTTAAATATGGCTTCTCCAAACTTGACGAGAAGCTTCATGGACTTAGGCTTGGGGAGCTTTGTACTATCACAGCAGGTACGGGGCAGGGTAAATCAACCTTTGTAAATGAAATTGCCTACAACCTCGCCATTGAGCAGCAACAGCGTGTTGCTGTTATATCGCTTGAAGAAAATAACCTCAGAACTGCGAGAAGATTTGTCGGTATTAACCTTAACCATCCATTACATATTGACCGTGGAGATTTTACAGATGAACAGATCGAAGAGGCGTTCGATGCCACACTCGGACAAGGAAACATCTATTTTTACGACCATTTTGGGAGTCTCGATTCTACCGTTCTTCTTAACCGCATACGTCACTGTGTTAGTGCTTTGGATTGCAGCTTCATCATCTTTGATCATTTATCGATACTTGTGTCAGGCATGGATCAAGCCCAAGACGAGAGACGTGCGATTGATCAAACGATGACACAGTTGAGAAGTCTTGTAGAAGAAACCAACTGCGGCATGATCTTGGTGTCACACTTAAGAAGACCATCAGGAGATAAAGGACATGAAGACGGGCAACAGACGAGTTTATCTGGTCTTCGTGGTAGTGCAGCTATTGGTCAGCTCAGCGACATTGTCCTTGGCCTTGAAAGGGATCAACAGGCCTCCGATAATACTGAATGTCGAATCAGGGTGTTGAAAAACCGCTTCAGCGGTTGGTTGGGTTTATGTGAAAGTGTGAAGTATTACCCAAAAACTGGCAGAATGTTACCGCTGGATGATAAAGCCGTAACTGATGACCTTATTGAATCCGACTTTTGATGTTCATCTTAGAAAGATAAACAAACTTAAAGTATCTGCCTTTGCTGCTACTGAAAAAGCAAAGAGAACCCTTTCCTCATTCTTTAAGAACAATGACTACGTGCATTCCTTTGACAACCCCAGACTCAAAGAGGTTATTGAGCATTGCTACTCAAAAGGCCTTAAAGTCCATCTCGACGATAATCTTCGACATCGAAACAAACGCTCTTAAGATCGATGATATTACTAAGATCCATTGCTGTGCTTTAAATAGTGGTGGAGATACGGTTTTATATACTGATCCTGAGGAGTGGTTACCAATCTTAGAGAATGCAGAGATCATAGTGGGTCATAACATCATCCAGTACGACCTTGTAGCTATTAAACATTTATATCCAAAGTTCAAACCTAAAGGAAAGATTATAGATACTTTGATTATTGCTCGGATGCTTAGATCAAACATATTAGATATTGACTTTAAGAAGAAGTGGAAGGATATGCCTATGCAGATGTATGGTCGCCACTCACTTGAGGCTTATGGCTATAGGTTGAAACTTAATAAGAAACACGCAGATTTACAAGATTTTTCTGTGCTTTCTAAAGAATTAGAGGAGAGATGTAAGTGTGATGTTGACGTAACCGTTAAACTTTGGGACAGGCTGCAGCCTGAGGCTAATGCAATTCCCTATGCAGTAGACCTTGAGATGAGGTTTGCCACCTTAATCTCCAAACAAGAGCGATCTGGTTTTGCCTTTGACGTTAAGGGAGCGTTGGAGTTAGAAGCCATGATCGTTGAAAAACTGAATACTCTCGATGAAAGATTGAGACAACGGTTCCCTTTCATTGACGGAGGTATCTTCACTCCTAAGCGTGATAACCAGAGCCGTGGGTACATAGCTTCTTGTCCTATGTGTCGATTAACTCCGCTTAATCCAAACTCACGAGATCATATAGCTTGGGTTTTAAAGAATCATCTGAAGTGGAATGCAGAAGTCTTAACCGATACTGGTAAACCCAAGATCGATGAGACGATTCTTAAGGAGATATCTGGAGCTGAAGATTTCGTATCTTTCTTAACGCTCCAAAAACGACTAAGTCAATTAAGTACAGGCAACAGTGCTTGGTTGAAATTAGTTAGCACTGATGGTCGTATTCACGGCAGCGTGATTACAGTCGGATGTGCTACAGCCAGAGCCAGTCACGTCCACCCCAATACGGCCCAAATTCCTGCTGTTAGGTCTTATTTGGGTACGGAGTGTCGGACTCTCTTTGGACCTAACGTACTACCTTTGTACATCCCTAAGGGACGTTTAAGTAAGAGAGGTTCTAGGGTAGAGGACCTCACCAAAGAGGTGGGTTGTGACTTATCTGGTATTGAGGCGAGAGCACTTGCTCATTACTTGTGGCCCTTTGATGGGGGTTCCTTTGCACGGGAGGTCATCGAGGGCGACGTACACTCCGCTAATCAACGGGCCGCAGGTTTGCCAACTAGAGATGATGCCAAGACTTTTTTCTATGCCCTAATCTATGGGGCGGGTTCAGAAAAATTAGGCAAGATCACCAATCAGGATGGAAAGAAACTAAAGCGTAAGTATTACAAAAATATGCCAGCTTTAGCGGAGCTTACTAAAAGGGTAACATCTAAAGCTGAATCAGAAGGCTTTGTCAAAGCTATTGATGGTAGGCCTATTACTATAAGATCCCCTCATAGCGCACTGAACTTTTTACTTCAAAGTTGTGGAGCAATTATAAGCAAGCTCTGGTATAACATTTGCTATGACGAGTTAACTAAAGCAGGATATAAATATGGTAAAGACTGGAGCTTTTTAGCTCACGTACATGATGAGATCCAATTTGCTGCTAAAACTCCTATTGCTGAAGATGTGGCGAGAATTGCTACCACTTCGTCAAAAATTGCGGGAGATAGACTTAGAATGCGAATTGCTATCGAATCAGAATAT